ACTAACTGCTAGGGAACTAGAAGAGATATTATTCAATGGGTTTAGTACAACTGATGGAGGTGCGGGAAGTAACTATAACCCTGTATTCAGTGGCTTTAAAGCAAAGAGATTAACTGCACCTTGGAGAAATACTAGAAGGGATAACTATACAAAAAAGAAATTTGAGTTTAATTATGGACATCATTTAACTGTTATTTGTGATAAAGAACGTTCCCAAAAGTTTAGATTATCTATATTAAAGGATTTTAACTTTATAAAGAAAAATCCTATAAATGTGCTTTATAATATAATGTCAAAAGGAATTACATCATTATTTGTAAATAAAGTATGTTTTACCAAGGAAAAATTACAAAAACTATACATTTCTTTAATAATTAATGGATATAATTCAGATACATTAAACATAAATACTAATTTGTATTCACAAAATTATACCCCAATAAGCGTGAAGCTTTGGATAAAGAGGAATCTACTATCGAAGCTAGGGGTGTTTATTACAGCTAAATGTAAGATTAGAACCAGAGTTTCAGACGGTAGCTATTTATATGACGATGTAGGTTCTATAAGTGATATAGAGATGCTTGATATAATAAAGGATGTGGAAACGATATATGCAATCCGACACTGATCTAATACGAAATATAAGAGATTATATACAGTTAAAACCATTCGTAACTGCTTATGATATTGTTAGATATTTCAGTTCAAGGGGAATACCAGATGAAAAGGTACTGTTTGTTTTGAGGGAAATATATGGGTGATAATGACGGTAGATTTGGTTTCACAGAAGATGGACTAGATCAAAAAGACCGTATTCAGAAACATGATTTAAAGGAACGAGCTTCCAAAGAAAACGATCAAACCAAGAAACTTCGGGAAAGGGTACAGGCTGATGAACATACTAAGATTAATAATTACAGTGAGGGCTACTGTTATGGTTGCAGTAAGAATGACAAGATACTAAGTACCCTGATATATATGTGCGGGGAGTGTATAGAGAAACGTGGAGCAGAGGGATTAATGTGTCTAGTTGTAAAGAAAACTTCTTGGGAACTGTGTGATAAATGTGAACAATGGAAATTCAACGATATATGGCAGATAAATGCCTCATTTTGTGATACCTGTATGCGTAGGATAAAGAAATTACATAAGGCTTATAGAGAAGGTGGTGGAAGAGCAAAACTAGCACCTGATGAAAGAAAGAAAAGAAGTATATTCGGGAAGGATATGAATCAGATATTAGGTCAAGGAATTACTAGAGATCAGACACAAGACCAGCGTTTCGCTGGGCGATAGTAGCTTCCATCTCTGCAACTTCTATTTCTAGTTTGGCTTCCTTTGTTCTTAGTTCTGCTATTGTAGGTATATCTTCAACATCTTCCCAATGAAACTTTATTTTTTGGGGACTGTAATCTATGATAAAAACCATTGAATCCATACCAAAATTATAATACCATTCACCAACAATGTTCATTTTCTTATGAGGTAATTCACTTCCATAGTAAATACATTTCTTAGCAAATATAGGTTTTTTAAACCATCCACCACCAATCTCAATCCTTTTTTCTTTAGGATTGTATATCATGTTACTTCTGCTTACATGAAGTGGATTTTTCTTAAACTCCATCTGATTTGTACTACCTATACCTTCATGTATATGCACATATCTTTTTTGTATATTTACATTATTAGTCACTAAATTCATATCAGTGTGAAACCAAAATGAGTGGTTACTCTGTATATCTATTGAATTAACCTTTAATCTACTGGTAGGCACACCGTTAAAAGGCTCACGTTTGTTGTAGGTGTAAACATTGTCATACACGTAGAAGTCCATGAATTAACACCACAATACCTTTATATAAAGGTATATTTTATGATAAGCTATGGCTATCTCAAAAAGAGAAATCGCACTGACTTTAGCTACAGTAATTATAGCATTATACCTAGTGACTATTATAGCGGGTATTGGAACTGGCTTTATTTATGGCGATATAAAGATGTCACAAGACCAATTCAACCAAGTATGGCAATTTGGTACAATCTTTGGTGGAGCTGCATTGTTCTACTTTGGATTTAGAGCTGGTCAAACAAATGGCTCTGCGATAGGACAGTCGTAGACCAACCCTAATTTTTATATAGTATAAGTATATCCCTTTATATATGACTGAATGGGTAAAGTTTGATCGATTCATAACAAAAGGAATAACAGTTGAGAAGGGAGATCGTAGGATATTTAAAGGACATATTACTGCTGAGATAGTAGACAGGCAACAGGAGTTCATCTTTGTTGCAGAAGTAATGAAAATAATGAAGGCATTTATGGAAGTAAACCCAGTCATATCAGATTTTCACTCAAATAGAATGGTAGGAACTGTATTAAAATATGAACAATCTGAATATCAAGGAGTAGCCACAGTATTAATTACTGGTGAAATCTATAAGAAAGATGGAATTACACTATATGACAAGGTTTGGGATAAGGTAGTTAAGGGAATATATGCGGGACTTTCAATGGGTGGAGCTAGTAAACAAAGAGAACCTATAATGAAAGACGGTAGAATGGTATTAGAATTAAAACAATTAGAGTTATATGAGATAGCATTATGTGAGACACCAGCAAATCCATTTGCTATTATAGAATCAGTTAATATATTTGCCAAATCAGTAGGCTTGGATCAGGAAATGATTAAAGAAGAGAACGGCAGGGAGTTTATTCAATGTACCAGTTTAGGCTGTATGTTTGAAAAAGGTACTAACTTAGATGCAGATGTTGATATTGATAACAAAAGATTAGAACAGTTTGACAAAGATCCAGTAGAGAAATTTGTAACAGGTAATTCAATAGAACGTAAAGAACTACAAGAGGAAGAACATAAGAAAGGCGTAGGAGATGCAACCTCACTTGTTGGTAGAAGTGCAGAAACCAGATCAGAAAGTGTCGGGGAAAGTACAGGTAGTCCAAAAGAAGTTAATGATATAATAAATACTATTAGTTCTGGTACTAAAGGACATAAGAAAGATTCAGAATCATCACACACATTTGCTGACCTAACACCAGAAGAACAAAAGAAACAATTAGAGGGAAGAATTAAAGACAATGCAGTAGAAAAAGACTATGCTTCTCAGGACAGTCAGAATAGATTAACACCAGAAGATCAACAGAAAAAGATGGAAGGTAAGATCAAAGACGGTGATATAACAAAACATCATCAATTAGGTCTTACAGATGAACAGGAATACGGTGCAAAGGCAAAGAAAGAAGGTGAAAAAGCTGGAAGTAGAACAATATCAGTAGATAAAGAACTACATGATGAATCTAACAATCCAGCAGAACACGCACAGTCAATAGATGATAGGATGCACACTAGGGCTATTCAACCTAATAACTTAAAAAAGATACAAATAGAACAAGGCAAACTTGGAGAAGTGGTAGATAAAGAAGTAGAGAAAGAAGGTAGTGTTGTTGGCAAATTACCTCATTTAGCGGGAACTAGAAAACAGACATTAATTGAGGGAAACATGGTTGAAACAACCAGTAATAGAAGAGTCAAAGATTTATCAAAAGATGGTGGTGGTGTGGCTGTACCAGAAGATACACCTAAACATTGGAAAGATAAGAATGTAAACGCATATCTCAAACATTTCGGGGTAGATAATGTTAGAAAAGCAATAGAAGATTATGATACATTAGAGTATTTAAAATCATTAATTAAGAAATATAAATAAGATTAGTTTATAAACCTATCTTTATATACTATTAAAAATTTGTTTATATAATAACATGACTAACACAGAAACAAAAACAGAAGAAATTTCTGAAGTAAAAAAGACAGAACAATCTGATCCTTCAGCTCTTTCAATCATTGCAAACCTTGTTAAAGCACAAGAAACTCGACTAGATAAGCAAGAGGAAACTCTTACTAAAGGATTCGATGAACTTAGAACTTTGATTAAGGAACACAACTCTAATCCAGTAGATTCAGGTATAGAGGCTGAAAATAAGCCAAAGACCGAAGATGCTGACGATGTTGGCGACAAAGTTACTGCCGGAAACGAAGTAGCTCCAAAACCATCTGATTCCCAAGCTTCAATCATAGCACCAGCTCTTGAATCCAATACAGCAGACGTAGAAGGTCTGAAAATGGAAAACAAAGCAGATGATGATGATAAGAAAGATGAGAAAAAGGAAGAGAAAGAAGAGGTAACAAAAATGGATGAAGAAAAGAAAGACGAAGAGGTTAAGAAAAGTTCTGATAATACATACGAAATTGTCAAAACAGTTAGACCAAAAGTTTATCAAGATGAACCAAGATCCAATATTCCAACAGCATATCAAATGTTGAAGGCAACTATTAATGGATTTGGTGAAACTCAAAGTGCAGAACAAGCATTAATTCTTATGCACCAAAAATACGAAGAAGGTCAGTTCGGAAACGGACAGCCAACATTTGGGGGAGCATATTAATAATGTCTACCTATTTAGGACTTCGCACTATTGACGAGCTTGTAAACTATACTTACAACCGAACACCAGATGAGATACTAAAGGCTGGTTTCAGCACAACCGATCCGGGAGCAGGCGGAAACTACAACCCACTATTTGGTGCTATGGCTTGGGCAAACTTCAACCTAGAAGCAAACATATTCGCAGCTTTACCAAAATATGTTTGGGACTTTTCAGGATGGAGAATTTTCTCAGCAAAAGCTGGATTATACACTCCAACATCTAACCTATCAGAATTTGGTGGTACAATAGAAGGTGGAGATATTGCAGGTGCAATTAAACCAGACGTTGAAGAGGTAACTGTCAAACCAAAGACATTACAGTATGTATTCGAGGCTTCTGAGCTTTTGGAACAATTAGTAGACAACAGTAGAGATGATAACTATGGTT